CTTATTAAATAGTAGCACGAAAGGCCAAAGTCATAAATCGCGGTATTTCTCTCCGTTCTTGTCCCAAGGCTTAGAATCCCCGACAATCACGCGTTCTCTAGAAATCTTTACTTCTACGATTGACTCCTCTCTTTTGACTACTGGTTCTTTTTGATTAAAATCATTTCCATTTATGTATCCTAGCACTTTTATTTGCACTTTAGCATTAAACATTCTCTCATCTTGACCTAAGTTGGATTGATTACTATTAAGACCATAGTCGTCTTGAATGAATGCTTCATACTGATAGCCGTCATTCTCAATGATAAAATAATTGTTTCTACTATTCATGAACAATGGAAGAAGATGATTCATCTGTTGTTGGTATTCTGTCCTGATGTTTATCTCAAACATGCAGGTTAAATAAGTTGGTTTAGGTATTGAAATTGTTTCATAAACAATCTTTTTTGTGGAAACAGGACCTGTTTCATCACCCTTTTCCTGACGCTTCCTAGAAGCGTTTTGAAAATTCTGAGTCTTGTCTTGCTTTATGACTTTACGGACAGAAATAAACTCATCTCCATCGCCTAAGTATGCTGCCTGGACGGAACCCTTAAAAGTATTATCTTTGGCGACAGATGCTCTTGATACAGTTATCAGAGGCAATCTGAGCTTTCCGACTTTATCTCTCAATTCTTTATTGTTCTTTATTTGAAATGTCCTTTCTGAACCCATCCAAAGAACATTGACCTTTTCTGTGCCTGCATTTGTTAAAGTATGAGGATTTAATGTCTCATCAATAAAGCGATAGATAGCAGTATCTATGTTTTCAAGAGTTGATGGTATTGCAATTTCTACTTTATCCTGCATTGAATAGTCCGTCCCTTGCTCTTATGCATTCTGCTCCGATTTCAAACCTTGATTCTGGTTGGCCAAATAGGATTTTTGGTTCAATCAGTTTAACAATCTCGTAATAAATCTCTCCAAAGCGAACAAAATCTCCTTCTCTAACAAAAAGATTTTGGTCTTCCGTCAATCTTCTTTTGTGAAAATTAACTTTTATCTTTGTTGCTTTATCCAGAGCTATGTTCTCCATGTCGGAAGTTTCAACTCCTTGAAATTCAACTAAAGCAAAGACTCTCATCGGATGTAGGAAGTTTTTCTCAATCGCTTCTCCATAAATAGGATGATAATCTGTTGATTCTATGTCTATTGGAAAATAAAGAACCTGTTGACCAACAACTCTTTCGATGATTTCATCGTTGATTTGCTTAACAAGGTCTCTCTCTTTCTCTCCAAAAAACATTGGAGATGGAGGTTGTATTGGTCTTTCCCATTCTGACATTTATTTATCCCACAAAAATTTTCATTGGTGTCTTTTGAACAATGGCATCTGTATTTTCAACCATTGCTTTGTCTGTCTCTGCTAGTTTAGAATAAAGCATTTCATCAAGCTGCTTGTTTAATTCTTCGCGAAGTATTTGTTGTTCCTGTTGTGCTTGAGACAGAAGGTCCGATGCATTCAATGAGATGTTATCTCCCGGTATAGGAACATTTCCGCCAAACTTACCTCGGATTTGTCCGAGAGTCTCTTTTGAGAGAGCCAAAGCAAAGCGTCGAATCCATTGTTTACCGATTGAGTTGATGCTTTCGTATGGAAGATTCTCCATCGGCATGGTGTTCATGTTGTTAACACCACTAACGCCACTATCATACTCTCCTTCTTCAAAAGCCGTATTTCCTCCATCAACAGAGAATCTAAACCAGAAGGTTTTCTGAGTTACACTATCTGGCATAGGGTATAATCTGAGCTTGTTGTCAATAATCTCATAAGAATAGTGTGATGTTCTAGTATACAAGTGGTCCTCATATGCCATCGCTTGTAGCTTATTTTGCCAAGCTGGAATAACTTCAAAGGTTGAACCATCAGCATACTGTCCATAGTTGTGGAAGTTACCAACAACATTCAATCCACCGTAATAACCATAGAATCTCCACATTTGTCTCGGAGTTATGTAATACATTTGACGAATCTTTATTCTGTATTTGTTGGTTCCGTCTCCAAGCGCATCAGCAAATGGCAAGCTAGGGTCTGAAACTGCTAGATTCTCAACAATCTCCTGTAAATCATAATCTTGAGTCAAAGGCGTGATGTCAAATGATGCAGAATAGATTGGAGTAGTTCCTCCAATAACCGATTCTGTCGAGAACTTGTCTGCAACTCTGAAGGCATAATCGAATTGAAACTTAGGATACTTAAGGGCAATGTCTTCTCCAGCCGTGAGTGCACCCTTCTCATCAAATGAGCCCGTAGGGCCGCCTAGAGCGCTTCCTAGAGCATTTCTAGCTTGATGTAGATTAACTATGTAGGAATACTCAATACAGGCCTCCTCGTAGTTATTATAGACCTCTTTAGCGGTTAGCTCAATGTCAAGAACATCTCCCCCTAATCTATTATAAGTATAGGCAACCTGAGAGGCTGCACCGGTTAAAAAAGAGTCTGTATTGTAAAATCCAATAGCCAATGAAGATAGAACATCTGCTTCTATCCCCCTTTCTGGTAGAACAATGGCCGATGTTGTAGATGTTGGTGTAAGTGGTGGGAATGCCATAGAAAAATCCTCCGTCCAAGTAAATAGTCATTTTAAAAGAGAAACCCCCGTACACCTAAATGTACGAGGGAAAGGAGGTTAAAATGAACAACAATTCTTATTTTTTCTTTGTTGTCTTTTTGCGAGTTGCTTTTCTCGTAGTCTTTTTCTCTTTAACTTCGTCAACAGCTTCTTTTGTTTCTTCTACAATGTCTTCTGCTGTTTCAATCGCTTCTGTGACAACTTCTTCAATCTTTTCAGCCACTTCTTGAATTACCTCTGTTGCTTTCTCAGCAACTTCCTCAGCCTTATCAATAGCTTTTTCGGCAACTTCTTTTGTTTTCTCTGCAGCCTTTTGCAAATCTTCTTTAATGACTTCTACATCATCTTTTAAATCTTTTTTAACCTCGCTAACTTCAAGCTTTGCCTGTAAAGCAGCTTGTCTAGCTAGCAATCTTAATCTTTGTTTCTTTTTACCCATGATTATCTCCTATTGTTTAATTTAAGCAACTGTCCAAGCTCCACCTTCAGATAGACCCATTACATACCATTTCTGCCCATCGCAGACAAGGTCGATGTAAGAACCCGCACAAGCTGACTGTGGTAGATTGATTTGCTCACCAGAAACTTGCGTGGTTACAATTCCAGCTCCCACGTCATGCAAAAGCACTCCGGAGAAACTTGGGGATGAAATAGTAAAAGCAGCGCTATTGGCATTTCTTTTTACGATTTTAAAGTAGGAGCCATTATCTAAGAAGTCTAATGTTAAATCAATTGCTTCTGAGTTATCTAAAAAGATAACCGTTCCAGTGTTTCTTTGCCCCAATGTAGTATTGGATGTTATAACTTTGGTTACAAATCTTGAGGCATTGTATGGTGTTCTTGTTGTTTTAGCCATTTTTATTTCCTTTTTTTGTTATTTTTTAAAGAGTTCCGTTTTGTGAATTATAAATTAACTGTATTTGTGACAAGGTCAATTCAGAATAATAAACTTCCGGGTATGCTATGGAGCCATTAAAGAAGTCTCCTTGTACTTGTCCAACTGGGTTAACCATTTTACTGCCTATCCTAAACCTACTTCTGTAAATGTTATCGCCGGTCAAGCCATTTATTGAGTCTTCACTCAAGTTAATAGGTGTGTATTCTGCAGTCTGTTGGTCCGGCGTAGCAATAGGGTCTTCTTTCACGAGAACACCGTTCAAATAAATCTTACAAGTACCTGAATCATAAACATTTACCAAGTGATACCAAGTGCTTGCTTGAATTGCTGTCTCTCCATCTAATGGGTCTCCAAATGTCACATCAGGACCAGAAAGAGTACCCACCGCATCATTCGTATCAATTGTTGATTTTATGATTCCATTTTCTAACTCAACAAACCAGCCTTTTGAAGTATTAGAGGCCCCAAATCTACCATATTTACTTATTAAGGTGCTTTTTGTATTAACATCTGATGAATTAAACCACAGAGAATAGGTTCTTGCGCTTCCATTATAAGCATAAGAGCCGGTTACTGGAATGGCACTAAAGTCGTAAGAGTCATACTTAAGGCCACTGTTAAATGCAAATGAACCGTTACCAGCAAAACTGTATAGTTGATTGTTAGAGCCATCAACAATAGGTGCGGTACCATGTACCGTCAGCTCAGGTGAGTTAAATAAATCATCACTAATTATCAAACCAACATCAATACTGGCTGCGATTGCATTTAGCGTCCTAGTGACAGGTGCCGCAGCATTTCCAGCGTCATCAGTAGCCGTATAAGTTACAGTATAAGTTCCTTCTGCAGAAATACCAGCAGTAACAGTGCTCCAATCAGAAACTATTGTACCACTCTCATCTAGCGTTGCACCCGGGTCAGCTCCGGGAGAGCCAATACTTACATCTAAGGGATTATCTCCAAGCAATGTGATAACTGGAACAACAGTATCTTTAACAATACCATCTAAGTTATAGCTGCTACCAGCAATAGATAAGTCTGTAACAAAGGTTGCATTATGAACTAAAGCGTCATTATAGCCTAATGTATCAACTGTGATTGTAAAGGAGGCCTCCGAGTCTAGCGCATCAACAACAGACACTGAGCTTAGAATTTG